GATTTTCTCAATACCAACGCGACCGCGATCAATAACGCGATCCCGGCGACGGCACGCGCTGCGCTCAGCACGGCGCAGAAGGCCGCATTATTGAATTACGTCATCTTCAGACGCTGGGGAGCGGGGGTGTAAATGGCGACGATTAAACAGTTGCTACAGCCGGAAGAGGCGCAATTTCTCGCCGCCACGTTCCCGCAATTCGTCAAACTTCTCGGCACGAACTTTCCAGTCACCGCGCTCGCATATGACGCCGCGACGAAAGAGACTGCGTTTTGGAAGATCGAGGCCATCAATTATGGCTCTGGCAACCTGACGCTGGTTATTCGCTGGACCGCGGATACCGCGACGTCCGGGGATGTGATTTGGGGCGCGCAAATAGCCGCGATCACGCCGGACGCCGACAATCAAGACGTCACGACGAAGGCGCTTGCGACGGCCAACACGGTAACAGATACCCATCTCGGAACCCCCGCGAAGCGCGAAATGACGACCTCGATTACGATCTCAAACCTCGACTCCCTGGCGGCAAACGACACGGTATGGATTGCGATCTACCGCGATGCGGCGGCTGGCGGGGACACAATGACGGGTGATGCCTTATTCGTTGAAGCCAGGTTGGAATACAGTGACACGTAATGGCGATTCGCGCAGCAGCAAGCGGAGACTACTTAATCAGAACGGCGGGCGGATTCTACGCGCAGTCCGTGATGACTGTCTGTTTCTGGCTGATGCTCGAAACCGACAAGAACGCGTCCGGTTGTGCATGGGGAGTACGTGACACTGGCAGCGGATTCGGATACGTCTATTTTTACGACACAGTCGGTGACGGAACGAGTTACGGATGGGAAGGCAGTAGTCAGATTGATATTACCGCTCTCGCTCTTAACACCTGGACATTCATCGCGCTCTCGCGAACGGGAACCGGAAGCAATCAAACAACTGCTTATCGCAGAACTGCAACCGCCACTTCACTGACATCCGTGAATGGCACGCTCGGAGACAGCATCGCTCACAATGAGGAGATCTGTCTTAGCAACGGGTTCAACACTTCTGGTGGCTACTTCCCTGGCAAAATCGCAGCGCTAAAACAATGGGACGCCGCTCTCTCCGCGGCTGAACTCTGGGAAGAATCGCAGAGGCTTACGCCGGTTCGGTTGGCGAACCTCCACTCCTGGCGACCGATGGTTGATGGCACGGTTGCGGGCTCCGCTAAAGACTATTCTAGCAATGCGCGCGACCTGACGGCGAATGGGGCGCTGACTGTCTCGGACGGCCCGCCCGTGGTCTGGCGCCAGGGAATGCGGCGCATATTCATTCCAGCAGCAGCGGGCGGGCCTCTGACGCTAACAGTCGGCGGCTCAGTCACTCCGACCGGTGCCCTGATCAAGCAAATCGGGAAGCCGCTTTCCGGCGCCGTGACGCCGTCGGGCGCCTTCCTTAAATCGCTCGCGCGAGCCTTGAGTGGTGCAATAACGCCGACTGGGGCATTGCTCAAACAGGCGAATAAGCCCCTCTCGGGCACCGTAACGCCGGCGGGAGCAATCCTTAAAATAACTCAGAAGCCGTTGACTGGAAGCGTCACGCCGAGCGGCGCTCTCTCGACTGTCAAGGTGATCTTGCGATCTTTTGTCGGGGCGATCACGCCCGCCGGCGCGCTCGTGAGGAATGCGGCGAAAACTCTTTCCGGGGTTGTCACGCCCGCCGGCGCAATCCTGAAGTCGGCAAGTAAGGCACTCACCGGAGCGATTACGCCAACGGGGACATTTTCAAAGCTCAAGGTGCTGCTCAGGTCCTTCGCTGGCGCAATCACGCCTTCCGGCTCGCTCACTCGGCTCACGAATAAGGCGCTCAGCGGCTCAATCTCTCCAGTCGGCTCGATCGCCAAGCTCATCGGCAAATTATTTTCAGGAATCGTTACACTCGCTGGGAACGTGATCAACTTCGTCGCAGGGTCGCCGTTGTCGAGTGTTACGGCAACGATTACAGATCAGGTGGTGACGTCGGCGACGTTGGGTGATTCGAGAGTCACGGCAGCAGCGCTCAGTGATCAAGCGCTCACGATCTGCAATATTTCAGATGAAATCGGAGGATAGCGAAATGTTTGGTGGAGATCTGGCGCCTACGGGCACACTTAAACTAAAGAAGAAGAGGCGCGAGGTATTGCCGCCACGCGAATTGAGTTTCTACGAGATCCTGAAATACGGCTTCCCGCATTTCGGAATAAGTAAAGAGGTCGCACTATGGCGATTGAGGAATATTCCCAATCTATGGCGTGGCATTCGCCGACTGGCACTCGCTCGGCTCTTTCGATTGCCGCACTTCACGGGTCAATTAAGCCTGACCGTGATCAGAGGCAATGGGCAGGTTGTCGATCTGGGTCTCGTGTCCTTACAGTTGGTAACGACCGCTGGCGTGAATTTTATCCGTGATTCGTTTCTGAATACCAAGGAACTGGAAAACCTGAAGTTTCACGGATTCGGGACAGGCACTAACGCGGAGGCGACAGGCGACACGGCTCTTCAGACTGAACTCACAACCCAATATGCGACCGACAATACCAGGCCAACGGGATCGCAGGTCTCAGGTGGGACAGGAGCGTATCAGACTGTTGCGACGCTGTCTCCCGACGCGAACGTGACCATAGCCGAGCATGGCATCTTCGATCAGGCGGCTAACGGCGGCGGCTCATTGCTCGACAGATCACAGTTTACAGGCGTCGCCTTGGTGGGAGGGGCGGACAGTTTGCAGGCCACGTATACGATCAGCTTCGTGGCAGGGGGTTGAAGTTTTATAAGTACGCTGTATAATGTCATAGAGGAAATGACATTATGCCGATGCCTGTTGCGAAGATTCGATGGAAATGCCAAGAATGTAAAAAGTCTTTTTGGCTGAAGCCGAATAAGACGAGAAATAAAAAGTATTGCTCGCGAGCCTGCCTACATCGATCAATGCGAGTAGAGAATCCAGTTAGACTGGGGCAGCGCCATAAAACAACGTATGGCGAACGAGAATGCGAATCATGTCGGAGTGGCTTCATGGCCCGCTCAATGCATCAGAAATATTGCAGTCAGAAATGCGCGCTCGATGGAATTCATGCCCGAAGAATAGATCAGGCAATAACTGATCGGCCTTGCGAGACATGCGGGAAGATATTTCGTCCTCGACCAAACAACGCCGGTAGATTTTGTTCTAGGCCATGTACGTATCAAGGGAACCGGGGCGACTTGTCCGACAATTGGCGTGGCGGTAGATACGTGAAGAAGGATGGCTATGTTTGTGTTTATAACCCTGAACATCCTGCCGCATTTGGTCATGGCGGATATGTATCAGAGCATCGGCTTATAATGGAGCATATTTTAGGGCGCCCATTAAAGCCCGGCGAAAACGTTCACCATAAGAATGGCAAGCGAGACGATAATAGAGAAGAGAATTTAGAGCTATGGATAATACGCCAGACGCCGGGCCAGCGGGCCGGGGACCTCGTAAAATGGGCGCGCAAGATTCTTCGAGATTACGGTGACTTGTTTCCCGAAGAGAACTAAATGAACGTTTACGATCTCGGCGACGTGGTTCGTTCCCGCGTCGCCTTCACCAATTTGGCGAGTGCCGCAGTCGATCCGGGCGGGGTGCAGTTCAAAATCAAATCGCCGCTCGGCGCCGTGACGACCTATGTGTATCCTGTCGATTCGCAGCTCGTTAAAGACTCGACCGGAAACTATCACGTTGACGTTGACGCTGATCGTCAAGGCGTCTGGGTGGTTAGGTGGGTCGGGACTGGGTCGAATAAGTCAGCCAGTGAAAGCGCCTTTCAAGTCGGCGAGAGCCAGTTCGATTAACGTGTGCCAGATAATCTCATCCAACTTGCGAATTCCTTCCGCGCCGCGATCCTTCTACGTGAGCGCAAAGCGGCCATGCGGCTGATCACCGTCTACGGTACGATCTGGTCCCGCCTTTCCAAGCAACTCGCCGTTATCAACCAACAAATCGAAGACGCTTGCGCTCGCGGCGAGATCGTCAATCAGTTCTGGCTGTTCAGGCAGCAACGATATGGCGACCTCTTGCGCCAAGTGGATCAGGAATTCAAGCGATTCTCCGACGTCGCGGACGTGACAATCACCAAGCAACAATCGGCAGCCGCAAAAGCGGGATTGGGTGATTCGGTCGCGCTGATGGAAAGAGCAGCCGAGAGCACGGGCATTGCCTCGACTTTCAACCGCCTTCCGGTCGCCGCCGTCGAAAACCTCGTCGGCTTTCTCGGCAATGGCTCGCCGCTGCGCTCACTCCTCGACCAGTTGCCGCGAACTGGCCGGCAGATAGTCGAGCAGGGATTGATTGAAGGCGTGGCGTTGGGGCGGAATCCTACGGCGATTGCGAGAACGATTCGTGAGGGATTGGGCGGCAATCTTACGCGGGCGTTGACGATTTCGAGGACTGAGGTTCTAAGGGTTTATCGTGAAAGTTCGCGCCAAAATTACGCCCAAAATAGGGATGTGGTTCAGGGCTGGTACTGGCGATCATCACGCAGCCGCAGATGCTGTTCTGTCTGCATCGCGCTTGATGGGATATTTCACGCAGTCACCGAGCCTATGAGGCCGCATCCCCGCTGCCGTTGCACGATGATCCCAGCCGTTCGCGGCGTCACGGTTGACCGTGGCACCGATTGGTTCAAGAAGCAGCCCGCCGAAGTGAAGCGCGACATTCTCGGGACGGACGCCGGATACGAGGCATTCAAAAAGGGCGATCTCAAGCTGGAAGACATGGTAGGTCTGAGTCGCAATCCGATTTGGGGAGAGAGCTATGTCCAGCTCAGCGTCAAGCGCGCGCTCGCGGGTGAGGGGGCATTCCCAGAATAAAACGTCTTCTCACGTTATCCTCAAAGCGTGAAACTCGCTCGGAAACAACAGAATGCGCTCCTCGAATGGGCCGCCGAAGGGCTGCAGTTATCCGAGATTAATGAGCGCGGCGCCAAATTCGACCCGCCGTTTGAGGTCGAATACCTCCAACTCAAAAACGCGCGCCAGCGCTCAAAGAAGCGATATAGCGTCCTGCGCGAGGAGTTTGAAGCGGAGGCCGTCAGTGAGGGATTAGCGCGCAGAGCCGTGCGGATTCGCGGGCTGCAGGCGCTCTTCGATAAACACCTCGAACTGATTCATGCGCGTGGCGAAGAGATGGCCGATGAAGTGGCAGGCGGCGCTACGGGGCTGATGGCTCGCGATTACAGAGGCAAGGATGCGGATCGCGCGGTTTATAAATATGACGCCGCGCTGATCAGGGAACTGCGCGGATTGCTCGACGACATCGCCAAGGAGCTCGGCGAGCGCAGAACGAATGTGGATCTGACGACCAAAGGGCAGTCGATAACTTTTGCAGTCCTGGCCCAAATGGCGAGTGATGAATCGAACCCAAGCCAAGACAGTGCTGGAGCGGAGCCGGAATGACCCGGCGTGGTTTATCCGCAATGTGCTCGGCGCTGAATATCTCACCCCGCAGCAGATGTCTGTATTGGAGAGCGTGCGGGATCATCGACGCACACTCGTAACGGCGGGCAATTCCGTCGGAAAAACATACCTCGCGGCTCGTCTCGCTCTCTGGTTTCTTTATTCGAATCCGAACAGCAAAGTAATCACGACGGCGCC